CAAGCCTCGTAAGGATCGGAAACTCCCGTTAGTCCCTGAATAGAACCATTCTTAAATTCATCTTGTAAGTGAGGAAACATCTCTAACACTTTAGAATAATGTACCTCAAAACTATATCGAAGGTAAGGACATTCTTCTTGCGTACGTGCATAGTTGGGAATCTTAACATTCAACCCACCATACACTTCCATACACACACGCGACTTGGGTTTCTTAGTAACTCCAACTAATCTAGTAACTACTAAAGCAGACTTCTCTAGATTAGGATCTAATTCAGCCGCGCAATGTGGGCAAACTAACTGATTAGGATTCTCTTTGTACTGAGCATGTAACTCTGCATCCGCGTTATTGGGGTCAAACTCATCTCGCTCAGCTTGCTTAAGTTCTTCAGAAGATGCAATGAATGGTAAGATTCCATCCATCGGGGGTTGGCCTTGATTATTAAACAGTGCATCTTCTAATTGACCTTGGCATTCAGGACATACAAATTGATAACTAGTATCTTCCCTAGTTCTCTTCTCTTCATATTCTCCAAAAGACTTATTAGTCTTTGTATAATTATACCCTGCGATTAATCCCTCAGTACAAAATATATAGAGGGCATGAATCCACAAGAATACATCGTCATTATGCTTTCCAATTAATAACGCAATCTTATCACCAGCATTCGCGGTTTGTGTATCTAAATTATTCTCAGCATCGTCAGGAGTACAAACGATACCTGGAGTAGTTACCGAAAGCGCGGCAATGATAGATTCTAAATATGCTCTAAAGATATTTACATTATAATCGTAATATCCCTGGTCATCACTACCTTCTGATGCAGGCTGATAATCAAATATTCTCCAGTCATGCGCAACTTCGTCATACCAAATGTTGGTAAAGCTATTCCAATAGAGTTTCATTTTACGCCAGAGTCTAATCTGACGCTCTCTTACTGCTCTATCTTCTTCATCGAAATGATCTGCAAGCGCGTGGAAAGCTACCTGCACATCATTATCGGGCCACTTGGAAGTTGCGAAATATGACATATTACTTCTTCTTCATCGAGCCGAACAGGGGTTTTCCACTTGACTTACCCTTTGAAGGAAGAACACCAGTAACCAATGGATTCTTAGTAGGTGCTATACCACCTAACTTTTTATCCGGCACTGGCCCTTTCCCTCTACCCGTTTTCTGAAACAGCCTGCTTAATGCCATTGCTTTCTCCTAGAAGTTCTTTCTCTAAACTAGAAACTTGAATTTGCATTTCTTGCGCGTTTAGAGATAATTCACGAGATTTCTTTTCAGCTTCCCTTCTTCTAAGTCCAGGAGAATTAAAACGGGAAGTTCTAATTGGCATCATATCATTTACCTCAATAGGAATCTGATTAGATTCAGGTTTTGGTAAGTTTAATCTGATTACGGTTTCTAATAAAACCTTGCGGTCGTAATTTGCAAAATCCAATTGCTCTTTTAATAAATTACAAGACACGCATTCCCTTACTTCAGGGAATTCCCCAATTAATCTTTTAAGGAACCGTTCAAGAAAATTCATTTGTGAAACCTTCGAACAGGTTTGTAAATATCATTAGCTTCAGCCTCTATCTTTTCCTGTCCACGATAGAACGCTGTCCACTCACCAGTGTTTTGTAACTTATCTGAAATTTCCTGTCTCTTTTCAATTTCCTTCATTTCTTGTTCTGCTTCAATGAAGTAACGTTCCGCAGTGTCACAAGCGTATCGTAATCCATCGTACGGATCGTCACCATCGAACTCAGCGACATCTTCTGAAGGAACGCCATCTCTTGACTTAGCGTAAACACAAGACTTGATTGCAGTAATAACTTCTGTACAACTATTAAATATTAAAAGCTTAGGAAGAACTTCTACTTTAGGTTTACTAAAGGTTAACAGATATTCTTTATAAGCATTTAATCCTTGATTACGCATCAGCCACATAGCATGCGTATCGTCATAGATTCTATCTTCTTGCGCAATTTGTGGTTTAGGCTTCCATCTTAAATACTCATGTAATAACAACTTACCAGCTATCCTACTTCCAGGGGTGTTATTACTTAATTCAATTGGCCTGCCTAATGCATCTTCAATCTGTTGCTGAATGGTATGCTCTTGACCTCTATCTTGCGCGGCTGACCTACAGAATCTAATTACTCTTGGATTCTCTTGATCAACAAATCCTTTAACGTAAGGTACCCACTCTTCGATCTTTACCTTGCGCCAGCTCAGTTCTCTATATAAGTAAATCCGTTTATTTGGGGAGACAGCAAAAAATCCCACCCAAGTTGAAGCTGCGAACCCCCAATCTCCAACCACAAATCGTGGCCACCAATCAGGAATGTCAACTGCTTCAATGACGTGTAATGCATTATCTGGCTCATCAGGATAATGCTTATCTCTAAATTCGTCAAATACTTGTCCGATATATGCATCGAAGTCGCCATGTAATTTGGCTCTCCTTTCGGCTTCTGGTAAAGCCATAAGAGATTTTTCATAGTTAGGATCAATATAATCTTTATTATCAGACTGCGTAGCGAAAACCATAACTCTAAGGTTTCCACCTGGTCCTTCAATAATTACTCCACCCCTAGCTCCATAATCAACAAACCGTTTCTTAACCCATGAATGCCCAATACCCCCAGGCATACCAGCGGCCCTAATAATTGCAGGTAATCCAGTTCCCTTAGGCGCGCGCGTCCTTTGGAACCCAATATACATGTAAATCCAATGAGTGTGTGAAGTTAACTCATCTGGGCTAAACAAACTAATTTCCATCGAGTCGTACTTGTGAACATCATCTTCATGTTCGCAATGACCGAGGAATATTGAGGCTCCTTCAGGATTATAACCACTCCCATACTGATCTTCACGGGGAAAGCGCCATACCATTTCGGATGCATTAAACTTAGCTCCTAAAGGTCTATAATATTCCCTACTTCTAGGAACTATTTCATTACGTAACTCAGGGAATGTACGTCTAAGAAATACCTGTTTGAATAACGGTTGTTTCCACCACTGACGAACGATTCCATACAGAAGTAAAACATCAGACTTACCTGAACCCGCGCCTCCTAAATAAGCAGCTTCCTTAATAGTATCAGGAAGGGATAAGAACACAGCCTGCTTAGGATTAGGTTTCCACTCACCATTCTGATATGGCATCTTCTTTTTTACTTTACTGTATTTTAACTCAATCTAAATTTAATGATACCTACTCTCATCAGACTGCGGCATCACAGTCACAGCCTGATTAGTAAATAATCTAAGACCTACGTTGATCAATCCAAGAATACTCAGCGCAGTAGTATTATCTACTGGTAACTGAGCCCCCGCAGCTTCAGTAGCGGCAGCTCCTGCAACTAACGCAAGGTTAGTCCAGAAAGTCTTGGACTTAAAAATGTTCTTAGAATCCATCTGTCTCTCCTTCTTCTTCTTCTTTCCACTACCCAGCCTAATTGTATCCTTATTAATTATTTTAACTTCAGGAATAGGATCAAACAACTCTATATCAAGAAGGTTGTCCCATTCTGTTCCGGTACCCTTCTTGGATTCCACTGCTATCCAACCTTCTGTGAAAAGATTCAACTACCGCAGTTAACTTAGTCAATGCTTCAGTATTCTCAACTACAATATCTAATACTTTATCTAATACTTGAACAGCTTGCGCGTTTTGATTTTTATAATCTTCTATTTGTTTATTCTTATCGAACCTGTAGAAGAGAAACATTCCGAATGCTAAAACCCCACCGACACCCAGGGTCGCAAACCACTCTAATGTAGGCATAGAGTTTTCCATGCCATTAGGATAGTGGTTTACAAATTAACGTAGCTGTACTCCCTGTGCATCGTGCAAATACTGAACCTAGCGTAGTACCTGTAGTAGATGCAGTTACCGCAGCGAAATTAGTGCCATCCACTGAAACTTCTAGTAATGCAGTTGAATGAACAAAACAAGGTTTACTAGGTAATGCATAGATGGTTGTCTGCGCTATGATCGTAGGCACACCAACCATCAAACCAGGTCTAACTACAGAGGGGTAATCGGGATATGCCATCTTCTTCCTTTACTCTAGTACTGGCTAGAACGAAACCTTTAATACCTTATCCTTATTTCCACTATTTCCCATAAGCATTCCCAATAAAACATTTACAATTCTAGGCTTACCTGGCTTATTAGGCTTAGGCTTACCAGAAGTAAAATTCTCTGGATCTGAGTC